TAGCGAATGGGAGATAATCTCGAAGAGTTACCTCAGACTGTATCTGATGTGCTAATTCTTGAGGTTATCTCCTTGTTCTCTTCCACTATACTGTAAAAACATAGCTTTCCACGCTCTTGGCGTACGATTATGAGCGAAGGTGTTGTCCCCTGAATACTGGTGCGGAAGTAGTGATATCTGAATGGACGCCCCTTAAAGTCCACAGCATACCCGATATAGTCAGACCTTTTGATTAGCATCTCGATTTCTCTTATAGCGTCATTCTTCGCCATGTAGTTCTTGTGAGGCTGATTGATGGCTTCCTTCAGCCCACCCACCGTGAATGAGATGGGCTGGGCGAACTCAGGGCGAACAATTTCTTTCCCGACAAGCATCTTCTTCGCCTAGTCTAATATGTTGTGATTAGCTTTCAGATTCCGTACCTTCATACTTGCTAATACAGCCAGACGCCCCTCCCTCGGGAAGGTCGAGCTGTTGTGATTAGCTTTCAGATTCCGTACCTTCACACTTGCTAATACAGCCCCTCCACGATGAAGAGGCACAGGACTAAGGTTGTGATTAGCTTTCAGATTCCGTACCTTCACACATGCTAATACAGCAAGCTGGTAGCACAAAAGCAAGGGTCAGCGGTTGTGATTAGCTTTCAGATTCCGTACCTTCACACATGCTAATACAGCCCGTTCCGTGAGATGGTGTTCTGCCACGATGTTGTGATTAGCTTTCAGATTCCGTACCTTCACACATGCTAATACAGCTCAGCACCAGTCTTCTTCAGCTCGGCCAATGTTGTGATTAGCTTTCAGATTCCGTACCTTCACACTTGCTAATACAGCAGCCTACCTCGATGAGGAGCTAATGTACTAGTTGTGATTAGCTTTCAGATTCCGTACCTTCACACATGCTAATACAGCCGAACTCCTCCCCACCGACGGGCAGGGCGAGTTGTGATTAGCTTTCAGATTCCGTACCTTCACACATGCTAATACAGCTACATTTGAATCAAAGCCTATAACTATCAAGTTGTGATTAGCTTTCAGATTCCGTACCTTCACACATGCTAATACAGCGGAGCAAAGCGCAAGGACCTCATCGAGAGCGTTGTGATTAGCTTTCAGATTCCGTACCTTCACACATGCTAATACAGCTATACGTACAGGTCGGTGGAGGAGTTTATTGTTGTGATTAGCTTTCAGATTCCGTACCTTCACACATGCTAATACAGCCGACGGGTCTATTGAGCTTGTGAAGCTGGTGTTGTGATTAGCTTTCAGATTCCGTACCTTCACACATGCTAATACAGCAACTACGTTGTAAACTGCTTGCACACGATGGTTGTGATTAGCTTTCAGATTCCGTACCTTCACACATGCTAATACAGCATAACCTCACCATACACGCTGTCAAGGATTGTTGTGATTAGCTTTCAGATTCCGTACCTTCACACATGCTAATACAGCCGCCTCGTTTACGTGTATGGCTACGCTTACGTTGTGATTAGCTTTCAGATTCCGTACCTTCACACATGCTAATACAGCTGCAGTACATCCGCTATAAGGGGATGACGGTTGTGATTAGCTTTCAGATTCCGTACCTTCACACATGCTAATACAGCCCAGTAGTATCCGAAGGAGTATCGGGCGTGTTGTGATTAGCTTTCAGATTCCGTACCTTCACACATGCTAATACAGCATCGAGGTTGCCAACGTTGAAGAGTTCGGAGTTGTGATTAGCTTTCAGATTCCGTACCTTCACACATGCTAATACAGCAGGATGTTCGCCAGGCGCTTGGCGTTGTTTGTTGTGATTAGCTTTCAGATTCCGTACCTTCACACATGCTAATACAGCCTAAATAGCCAATAGTAGCATAAGCCTGAGGTTGTGATTAGCTTTCAGATTCCGTACCTTCACACATGCTAATACAGCTACGCAACTGATATATATAGGTATCTGGTGGTTGTGATTAGCTTTCAGATTCCGTACCTTCACACATGCTAATACAGCCACACCTCCTCGGGCATAGAGAGCGGGCTCGTTGTGATTAGCTTTCAGATTCCGTACCTTCACACATGCTAATACAGCCAAGGCCGTCGACGGCATAAAGGAAGAGGAGTTGTGATTAGCTTTCAGATTCCGTACCTTCACACATGCTAATACAGCAATCAATCTCACGAGGGCGACGCGGGGAGTGTTGTGATTAGCTTTCAGATTCCGTACCTTCACACATGCTAATACAGCTAAGGAGATTTTAGGGGCGCTCGTGAGAAAGTTGTGATTAGCTTTCAGATTCCGTACCTTCACACATGCTAATACAGCACTTGCAGAAGTCAGCAAACGAGGCTATACGTTGTGATTAGCTTTCAGATTCCGTACCTTCACACATGCTAATACAGCAGACCCCACAGAGCAATCTATGGGACAAGCACTTAGTAGAAGGATTTAGAAAGAGAAAAGCCCGTGGATATCCACGGGCTTTTCCTTTACTTAGCGACTTTTCCGATTCAAGACCTCATAGCATATCGAAGAGCCCTGGGAGCTGAACGGCATCGGTCGGCTTACGCGAAGAGAAGTGCTCCATCATACCAAATTGCTTGTCGGTAAGCGTCATGATCACCACCTCTCCCTCATCAGGAAGCATCGCCTTGACCCGCCGCACATGCGTCTGCGCCTGCTCCATACTCGCACAATGGCGCATATAGATGGAGTACTGAAACATCGTGAAGCCATCCTTCAGGAGCTCTTGGCGGAAGCTGGTAGCCGCCTTGCGCTCCTTAGGCGTACCCGTAGGCAGATCAAAGAAGACAAAGACCCACATGATGCGATATTCACTTAGTCGCTTGGCTCGCATGACAAGAGGGGATAAGCCAAGCGGCGGGCATCACCCGTAAAGCAGCGCAGGAGCGAGGTCGCCGTCTGCGTGGCCGCCAGCATCAGCGGGCGGCGCTGTCCCTCGATCTCCACATCCAGTGTCGGGAGAGCGAGGAGTCGTGCCTTGATCTCCTTCGTCAGCTCCGTAGGGAAGCCCTCTTCCTCACAGATCTCCACGACGAGCAGATCCACATAGGGGCGGTAGGGCTCCATGATATCGTCCGCCAAGCAATAGGCATTATACTTATTATGGTGATGAATGCCGAGTGTGGGGAGGAGGCCACAGCCGACGAGGGTCCGTGCGATGATCGCTCTGAGGATGGCATAGCCGTAGTTCAAGAGCGAGTTCGGAGCAGCCTCCTCTCGCTCCCGCACGAAGCCCGGGAGGGAGATGAAGAGGTTGCGCCAGTAGAAGGCCGCAGCCCGTGCCTCGAGATTGTCTGCATCCCCGCTCTTGACCTGTCGGGACCAGGCGAGCATATTCTTCGCTGGCTCTCCCAAGACGGTATGCAGGGCATGGGCTTGGTTGAGGATCTTCGCCTGCACCGTCTGTTGCCAGAGCTGCTTCCTCAGGGGAAGCGAGGCATCGAGCTGTGCACGGAAGCGCTCGGTCTGGAGCGTATGTCCATCCAGCGGGAGGAGCAGTCCCGAAGGCATGTGCGTCGCCGAGCAGGTCACGACAGCGCAATTATTCTCGAGCAAAGCCCCTAAGAGGGCGTGGGTGATCGTGATCTGTGGGTGGTCGAGGAGGACGACCCCGATATCCTCTATCGGGATCATCCGTACCGTCGTCTCACGATCATCCGACGGCTGCCGCACCTCCAGCTGCTTGAGGCGCAGAGAGAGGTAGGCAGGATTGCCGATATAGATCGTTCGCTTCATCATGGTAGTTGGGGAGCATCAGAGCAGAGAGATCCGTCCAAGAAGGTCGACACGCACCTTACGGATATTCTTCTCCTTATAAGTCTTAAGCCCTGTAACACGATAAAACTTAGGTATACGACCAGAGCTGTTCTTCCTATCCGCAACACTCGTTTCCAAGTGATATCGGTAGAGAGAGTCACCTAAAGAGATCGCCTGAACACGATAGAGATGCTCACTGAGCTTGCGATAATCCTGCACTTCGAGGGCTCGCTGAAGCTCTTCATCCGACAGACCAATGATAACCATCTCATCCTGCTGAAGGGAGTCAACAAACACCCAATCGGAGGGTGGGAGCAAGCTCAGTACCGACTCTGGGACATCTCCGCGCTGTAGGACTTGCTCTATAACCTCACGTGGATGCGTGATGACTAAGGGGATGCCATAGCGTGCACGGTCTACAGCGTCCCAAAAGGTCACGATAGACTCCACGAGCTTGCCCTTAGGCGTACGATAGATCGCCAGATGATGGTTATTCTGCGTAGAGACAAAGCCAACAGCGTCGCCCTGCTCATCATACTTCACCGCCTTCATCTTAGCCCGATCCAGCCCAGTGAAGCAGCGCACACTACGGATGGGACCTTGCGTACCCGCTTCATCCATGTACACATCTCCCGCAAAGGCTTCCTTCTCCTTACCTCCGTGCTGTGCGAGAAGCTCCTTCAGACGCTTCCTCAGAGCCAGGTCGACGACATAGTCTACATCCTTAGCCTTGAGGCTATGGAGGTCGTACTTACAGACGATCTGCGGCTCCCCATTGACCGTGATCTGCCCATAGACCGTCTCCTTCGAGAGCGGGCCACGGGGCACTAAGAGTCCCGACTGCACGCACTTCTTCCCGTGACGGAGGTAGATATTGCGTCCGCGGGTGACGACGCGCTTCCCTGGGCGGTAGGAGATGAGGATCTCGGCGACCTTATCGCTGACAGCACGTACCGAGAGGTGAGGGCGCTGGGTCAGCCAGCGCTCCAGGAGGGAGAGCTTATCGGTCTTCGTCGCCTTCTGCATCTCTATCTCTCCGCTCATCGCCTCACGCTCGCTCTCAGAGCTTACACGATTGAGGCGCTGGATATAGCCCTGACGAGTCGAAGCCACGACGAGGGCATCGATAGCGTGGTGGCGGTGGTCCTTACGCTTTGACCAGTCCTTGATGCGAAGCTTCTCGGTCGTCTCACCCTCACGAGATACACGCTCCGTCTCACCCATGGAGTCGTAGCGATCGAGGTTGAGCGTATGGAGGATATCATCATAGCCCCAGAGACTACGAAGTCGGGCAGTCACTCCACCTTCGCTCGCAGACACACGGCGGATACCCTGCTGGAGGATGGCCATAGCTTGGCGTGAGATATACTGCGTCAGACGCAGCTGGCGCTCGAGGAAGTCGGAGGGGATATCCTCCTTCAGCCAGCGTAGGCGCTGATGCTTGCTGTAGGAAATCGCCTTCTTATCCAGCAGGCCATTGATGCGCTCCATATACTCGGCTTCCCAGCCCTTCGCACGGATGTACTCGAGAGCGGTGCGATTGCCCTTCTCCTTGTTGCATCGGCGACAGGCGCAGGTCTTATTGCCATAGGAATCATCATAAAGGACGGACTTCGGGATGATGTGCTCGACCTCCATATCGTCCCCATTGAGACATTGGCTCAGCGTCAGGATCTGACCGCAGTACAGACACTTTTCTCCAGCCTCCTCCCACAGCATATACTTACGGATACGGGACTTCGTCGGGAAGAGTCCACACTCCTGGATCTTCTCTGCGATCGCTTTATTCTCCTTCTCTCTACGGCGGTTGCCCTCTGCCATACGCTCACGCTCCTCACGCGACATCTTCAGCTCACGTGCCAGCTCGACACGGACTTCATCGACGCCGTACTCGGCCTTGAGTGCATTGACGAGGTTGATCATCTGGTTGAGGATCTTCTCGACGAGGGGCTGACGAAGCTCATTGCGCTGCAGCAGCGGTATCTTCTCCAGAAGTGTGCGCTCGGTGATCTCTTCGCTGGTAGGGCTATTCGAGTGGCGGTAGCCAACAGCTGCGCACGCCTCGCTATAGCCCAGCCCCTGCTGGAGCTGGGGGAGGAGCTTGCAGATGAACTTCGCGGACTTATTCC